GGGGCTGGCGGAGTGGCCGGCGCCCGACGTCGCCGTCGACCAGGGGTACGCGCCAGGGTTCCACGACTACGTCAACGACCGCGTGCCGAACGTCGTCGGGTTCCAGAACGGAACGAAGCCCGTCGCCGGAACACGGTGGAAGGACAAGTGGGCTGAGGCACTCCACCACCTCGGCGAGTTCCTCGAGGAGGGCGGCAGCATCGCGAGCCAGCAGCTCCGGAAGGAAGCGCTCGCCGCCGCCCGCGTCATCCAGTACAGTGAGCGCACGCTCGACAGCCGCGGGAAGAACGGTGCGGAGGTCTACGAGGCGACGTCGAAGGACGCCATCAAGGACGAGCTCGGGCACTCGCCGGACCATCTCGACGCGGCGCTGATGGCGGTCTGGGTGGACCGCGTCGACGACCGGGACGAGAAACCCTCGCCAACTTGGTAACTATCCATGAGTACGACATCCAGCCCGGAGGCATCCGACGAACAGACAGTTGGCCGCTACCCTGATCGCGGCGACAACTGCGTCGTTTGCGACTCACGGCTTGAACCCACGCGGTACATCTGCACTGTCTGTTCGCTTGCCTTCGACTTCGATTACAAGATCGGGTTCCAGAAATGAGTACGGATACTCCTCAGTCGAGTCAGCCGGAGAGCGCCGCAGACGTCGCCGTCCGCGCGAACGCCGTCATCGACGGCCTGCGCGCCAGCCTCGCCCAGGAACTCGGCGACTCCGGCCACAAACAGCGCGAATGGTACGACACGTTCGGCTGGCCAAAAAAGGGCAACAACGCCGACTGGGACGCCGACAACTACTACGCGCTCTACCTCCGGAACGCCTACGCGTACGCCGTCGTCGCGCAGAAACCCAAGACCACGTGGAAACACCACCCCGAGATCCGGGACCGCGTCGACCAGGAGGAAGACGCGCAGCGCGACCCGACCGAGTTCGAGCGGAAGATCACCAAGCTCGACCGCGAACACGATCTCTGGCACTACGCGCACCGCGTCGACCGCATGGCCGGCATCGGCCGGCACGGCCTGCTCGTCGTCGACTACGCGGACACGTCGCAGCCCGAGGACTTCGAGAACGAGTTCACGGGCGTCGCGAACGCCAGCGGCCTCGACATGATCAACGGCTACCGGGTATATCCGGAGCCGATGATCGACGACATCGAATGGGGCGGCCCCGGGTCGGACCGCTGGGGCGAACCCCTGAAGTACACGATCGACCTCGGGGACGACGCCGGCGCCGCCAGCCAGGGCGACGACGATGGAACGCTCGTCGTCCACCACTCACGAGTCGTTAACGTCCCTGCGCGCGTCCTCGACGACGACGAGACGCGGGCCCGACCGCGCCAGGAGCCGGTCCTAAACAACATCCTCGACATCGAGAAGTCACTGGGCTCCACGGCCGAACTCTCCTACCGGGCGGCCGACTACGGCCTGAACGTCAACCTCGACCCCGACAAAGTCGACACCAGCGATGACGCGCTGGACACGATGGAGGAGGACCTCCAGAACTGGTACCACGGCCTCCAGCCGTTCTTCAAGACCACCGGCGCGGAAGTCAACCGCCTCGGCGGCGAGGTGAAGGATCCGACTGGTCTCGTCGATAACAACGTTCGCGCGATCGCCACGCAGACCGGCATCCCCCAGCGCGTGCTCGAGGGCGCCAGCCTGGGCGAGCTCGCCTCGGCGGAGAAAGACGAACGCCAGTATCACGGCCTCATTAGTGAACGCCAGACGCAGTACGCCGGCCCCTACATCGCTCGCGCGATCATCAACCACCACCTCGACGACGGCGTCCTTCCCGAGTACGAGGGCGAGTGGTACGACGTCGAGTGGCTGGACCTCACTGAACTCAGCGAGCAGCAGACGGCGGACGTCCGCGAGACGCGTTCGGGCGTCGTGAAGAACCTCCAGACCGCCGTTCCCGATCTCCGCGGGGAGCGCGCCGAAGAGTTCGTCGAGACGGGCGAGTTCCCCGACCGCGACGACGATGCGGCCGGCGCGCCAGCTGGCAACGACTACCTGGACGGCGATGACGATCGCGTGCAGGAGACGTTCCAGGCGACGACTGGCATGCCGGCGGGGAACGGGACGCGGTATAACGCGGGGAACTGGGTCATGACGCCCGACGGCAAGGGCATGGTCGACGGCGCCGTCCAGGAGGGCACCGTCAACGGCATGGACGCCAGCTCGTCGTCGCCGGTGTACGCCGTCGCGATGCTCGATGAGGCGACGGTGAACTTCTACCGCGCCAGCAATCTGGAGGCAAGCAGCGGCCCGAACGTCGACGTCGGGGGCCCCGAGGACGTCGTCGAGGCGAACAGCCAGGCCCTCAGCGGGTGGCTCGATATCCTCCGCGCGGACCCGACCGCCAACGACTGGTCGATGCCACCCTCCTGGCGGGACGCCGACGTTCCCGCCCGCGTCATCCTGCTTGACGCGTGGTCGTCGATGGGTGGTCAGTTCGACTGCGACGGAGCCTGCTGCATGGGCGAGCTGAAGAGCAAACGCCTCTGCGGCGCGATGAAGGACGAAGTCCTCGGCACCGACAAGTGGCGCGGCGGCTGGGCCGAGTAACCCGCTCTCCTCAACAATTGCTATGAGCCATTCACACTCCCATAGTCACGCGCCGACCGCGAACCGCCGTGGTCGCGCTACCTCGACCGTGGTCGAGGACCAGTTCCTCCAGGAGGTGCGGCGGCGCTGGGAGCGCATCCGCGGGCTCGTCCGCGCGACAGTCGGCTACCAGAACGACGCGTTCGACCTGCGAGCAAACGCTGAGGAACGCGAGGCGTTCGACTTCCCGACCGACCGCGGCCAAGCCAAATCGTTCCTCCGCTGGCTCCGCAGCGTTCTCCAGGACGAACTGCTGGAACCCGTCCCCGCACGAGACGTCCGTGAGGGACGGCACTGGACGGCGGCCTACATCCGCGCCGCAGTCACACGCGGCGTCAACCAGTCCACGGGCTTGCTCTTCCAGCAAGGCGCGTCCGTCGAGAACATCCCCGACGACGAGATAGTGACGCGCCCCATCTTCCAGCAGACGCTCGAGCAGGCGTACACGCGAGCGTACCAGAACCTCCGCGACATCACGGAGACGGAAGCGGACGACATCCGGGAAACCATCACGAAGGGGCTCGCCGAGGGTTGGAATCCGCGGAAGATGGCCGACCGCCTCACGGCCGACCTCCGCAGCATCCAGCATTCGCGGGCGGAGACGCTCGCGAGAACGGAAACGATCGAGGCGCACTCGGACGCGACGCTCCGGAACTACGAGCGCGCCGGCGTTAATACTGTCTCGCACGGTGAGTGGCAGGCGACGCCCGGCCTGAGTTGTCCGTTCTGCCGGCGACTCTCCGGCGTCGAGCTAACCCTCGAGGAGATGGCGTCGGGCGCCGTCGAGTGGCGCGGCAGCACGTACCGGCTGAAGCCGCCCGCGCACCCCAACGGGACATGCGTCATCCTTCCCGGTGTCGGCGGCAGTCCGCCGTCGTCGCCGCTCTCGGAGCGCGTCCCCGGCACGGTACTCTCAGGAGCCTAACACCATGCAGTACACACTCATCGCGAACAGCGCCGACCCAGAGGTAGAGGAACGAACGATCGACGGCGACCGCTATCTCGTCGCGAAGGGCGTCACGTTCATCCGGTCGATGGAGCTCGCCGGCGGCTACGTCCCCGAGCAGTCCGTCGCGAACTCCGCGCCAGCGTGGGACGGCGACCCCCTGACGATCAACCACCCGAAGAACCTCCCCACTCGGCCGTGGTACGACCCCAGCCATCAGGGCTTCTACGTCGCCGCGAACACGCTCTCCAGCGAGCACCAGCGCCGGAAGGTCGTCGGGCACGCAGAAGACCCCACGCGGAACGACGACGCGAGCGTTGACGTCAACCTCGCTGTGAACGCGGACCGCCTCGAAGCCATCGCCGACGGTGACGCGGTCGCCACGGAGGACGAAGACGCGGCTCGGGAGCTCCTGGACGCGCTGGAGAACGAGGAGCCGTTCGACGTCTCCAGCCA